GCCTGTTTTACTAATGAGTTCAAAGGTATCATTCCATCTATTATTGATGAGTACTATGGTAATCGTACTGTAATTAAAAAGAATATGTTGAAGGTTGAGCAACAACTTGAGGATGCGACTGAACCAAGTGAAATCAAACGATTGAAACGTGAAGCAAACCAATTACACAATTCTCAAATGGCTATCAAAATTGCTATGAACTCGCTATATGGTGCCACTGCTAATATTTACTTCCTATATTATATTAACGATATGGCTGAAGCGATTACTACATCAGGCCAGTTGTCAATCCGATGGGCTCAAAAATCTGTAAACGATTACCTCAACAGAATATTGAAAACCGATAAAGACTATATCGTATATATTGATACTGATTCAATCTATGTTGATATGGCGCCTATTGTTGAAAATGCTTTTGGTACTGTTGATGTTGACCGCAAGAAAGGCGAAGAGTTCCTTGACAAAGTTTGTTCTACTAAAATCGAAGAAGTAATTGAGAATGGATATGTTGAGCTTGCATCTAAGATGGGTTCTTATCGTCAAGCGATGGTAATGAAACGAGAAAAGATTACTGATAAATCTGTATTCATTGCTAAGAAGCGTTACATTATGAATACTCTCAATTCTGAAGGTGTTCACTATGATGAGCCAAAAGTATCTGTAACTGGTTTGGAATCAGTACGTTCATCAACACCAGAGGTATGCCGTGAAGAGTTAAAGAAATCGTTCAAGGTTATTATGAATGATGGTGAAGAAGCCACACAAAAGTTTATTGCAGACTTTAAAGATAAGTTCTTTCAACTTGGACCAGAAGATGTTGCTAAAAACTCTGGTACTGATAACATTGATAAGTATCGCGAGAGTGGATCCCTTTACAAGAAAGGTTGTCCTATGCACGTACGTGGTGCTATTTTATATAATCATTATATGAAACAAGCCAAACTTCAAAAACGATATAACGAAATTAATGGTGGCGACAAAATCAAGTTCGTTTACCTTAAAACTCCAAATCCAATCAAAGAAAACATTATTTCTTTCCCAGGTGTATTGCCGCCTGAAATGGAATTGGCCAAATACATTGATTATGAAAAACAATTTGAGAAAGTATTCCTGACTCCATTAGAAGCAATCCTTGATGCGGTTGGTTGGACAACGGAAAAGGTAAACACTATTGATAACTTTTTTGTATAAGGGAGAATACAATGAAAACTGCTGAAGACATAGAATACAGACTGAACCTGATTACCAATGAACACGCTAGACAACATAAAGTGGTCGAAGCATTGGAAGCTGAAAAGGCACCAGACAAACATGTTAAAGCTGCTAAGGTTAAAAAGCTTAAACTTAAAGACGAAATAGAATACTTATCTAATTTAAATATTGATTGACATATGAGTAATAATGTGATAGTATCAAATCAACAACTAATAAAGGATTGAAATATGAGTGACTTTTCCAATGATATGTACATGATGCATAACAAGTTTGGTGTACGTGAATGGTTTGAAGCCAACAAAGATAATAAAGACTTAATGGAAAAATACCTAAAGTTTCGATTATCAATGTGTAAAGAGGAACTAGACGAAACGATGGATGCTATTGAAGCCAAAGATCCTGAAGAAATCGTTGATGGTCTAATTGATATGTGTGTATTCGCTTTAGGTACTCTCGACGTATTTGGTGTTGATGCAAATATGGCTTGGGATAAAGTTTATGAAGCAAACGCTGCCAAAGATGTAGGTGTTAAAGAAGGCCGGCCAAATCCATTTGGGCTTCCAGATTTGATTAAACCTGAAGGTTGGACTGCTCCATCTCACGAAGGTAACCACGGTGATTTAGAGAAAGCTTTATAATGGATGATGAGCCATCAAAAACTTGGATAAAACCTAAAGAACCCGCTAAATTAGAAGCATTAAGAAAAGCACTGGCTGACCTCAATATAGATTATGCAATAAGTAAAAGAGACCAAAACTTAATAACTATTAACTTGTGGGTAGGAGAAAGTTAAAATAAATTTTATTGTTACCGCTAACATAGAGGTTTTCCAGTACCTCAAAACAATAAATAATATTACAATGTTTATATAGGAGGTCCACCATGTGCTCACCAGAAGTGCGTAAAGAAGCCAACCGTTTGAATTGGATGGTCAAAGGTCAACTGATTACAAAGTCAGAACCTGACTCAGTAGTTGAATACCTTTATGATAGTTATTTTAAAAGACTATGGGGAAACCACGAAAGATCCCAATATGCTGACATAGGTTTTGAAGAAGCATATAAAATACGTGAACAAGAAATCCTTGCAGAAGAAATGAAAACCGTAGCTAGACTTGGTTACGATTAATTTGAAATTAAATCAAATTAGCTATTGACATTTGATGCCGAATCGGTTATATTAGTATTAACAAATATAAAAAAGGAATCATCAAATGTCAACAGATTTACGAAACGTACCAAACTTATCTTCAACTACTGAATTGAACCAAACTCGTTTTTGGGGTGGACAAGATCGCAAACAGTGCGTTCAAATAACTCAGAAAAAACCTCGTGGTTGGGAAAAGCCTACTACAACAAATGGCTTTTTTAACCATATAGATTTGACTCGTGAGCAAGCTCGTGAATTGGCGGTTGAATTAATGTTATTCGCAGAAGGTCGCGAAGTAGAAGAATTTGAAAGAGTATAATATGTTTACAGTTAAAACAAATACATTCCCATCAGAAACCGTCGGAATTGCTTCTCGAGTAGAAGACGCACTTGCCATGTGTAGCACCGTTGGTAGCGAAGCAGGCAATCATGTAGATAATATAAGAACA